GATGATAGATATAGAATCACTTGATACTACACCCGATTCGGTTATTTTGTCTATCGGTATAGTAAAATTCAATCCAAAAAATAAAGGTGTTTATGACAAACTTTTACTTAAACCCACTATAGAAGATCAAACTGAAATTTATAATAGAAGTATAAGTGATGATACACTACGCTGGTGGAGTGAACAATCACAAGAAGCAATTGATGCAGGATTTTCTGAAGAAAATAGAATGCCTCTAAAAGATTGCATGGAAGTAATTTATCATTACTGTTGGAATCAAGATCGTGTATGGTCTAATGGGGCATCATTTGATATTGTAGTTTTAGAATCAGCGTTCAGACAAACATTAACAGAAAAGCCTAACCCAATACCCTGGCCTTTTTACACTATTAGAGACACAAGAACTATATACGAGATAGCAGGTGTTAGTTTAAAAGACAAAAAATATGGTACTAAAACTACACACAATGCGTTGGAAGACGCTGAACACCAAGCTATAGTTTTACAAGATGCTTATCAAAAATTGATTGGTTTAGGGTTAGGTTTGTGAAGTTAAACTTTGACGTAGACATAGATGTTGGTAACAGAGATTTGATCTTGGAAAAAATCAAACATGTGCCTGCTTCTATGCGTAATATTACACCTATTAGAAAACATGCTTCTGGTATATATCCATGTAATATACCATACGATCCGATAAATGAGATCGCTGCTATTTCTTACGAAGAAGCAGAAGAACGGGGATACTTCAAACTAGATATATTGAATGTTCATGTTTATGAAAAAGTAAAAAGCGAAGCACATTTAATCAGTTTAATGCACGAACCTGATTGGACGATGTTAACTAAACGAGAAATAGTAGAACAACTTATACACTTGAACGGACAGTATGATACAATCAGAAAAATGCCAGAACCTATTGACAGTATACCCAGACTAGCTATGTTTCTAGCTGTTATCAGACCTGCCAAAAGACATTTGATAGGTAGAACTTGGAAAGAAGTTAATGAGACTGTTTGGGATAAAGAAGTCGGAGGCTATCAGTTCAAGCGTAGTCACGCAATTGGTTATGGGCAGTTAGTAGCAGTACATATGAATTTAATAACAGAGGAGATTTTAAATGGATGATATAGAGATAGTACAGATAGTAGATAAAAATATCTTAACAGATAGATCAGTAATGATAATAAAAGTTGATGTCGGGGCGATGCCGCCCCACAGGGCATATGAATATATGGATAAAGTAAAAAAGATGTTTGAAGAGAAGTTTGGAACAACTGAAATTATGGTAGTACCTCGCTCCCTAGAAATATTTATAGTAGACAAAGAGGAAAAGAATGATAAGAATACGATCCTTTCAAAGGAGAGTACACCGGTGAGGAAATGACAATGCATATTACATATATCACTTCCAGAGATACACCGTGTGCATTTTCAAGCGGATTAGATAGAGAATATTGTATTCTTTCATTGGAAAAAGTTCATGGATCTTAAACTAGTTAATGAAGACAATGAAGTACTAAGAGAAATAGCTGAACCGTGGGACTGGGAAAAAGACGGTGACCCTAGTGAATTAGTTAAAGCTATGTCCAAGCTAATGGTTTTACATAACGGCATAGGTTTAGCTGCGCCTCAGTGTGGTATTACCAAGCGAATCTTTGTTATGGGTAATACTGATCATTTAGTAGCTTGTATCAACCCTGAAATAATTTCAGGTAATGAAAGAGTAAGAGACCAAGAAGGTTGTTTAAGTTTTCCTGATCTTTGGATGTATATAGAACGCTATCATGATATAACAGTAGAGTATTATAATGTAGCTGGAGAAAAAGTACAACAAGAACTTACTGGATTAATGTCTAGAGTATTTCAGCATGAGCATAATCATTTAGATGGGATATGCTTTGATACTAAAGTGAGTAAGTTAGCACTTGATAGAGCAAAAGAAAAGAGAAAAAAGCTAAGAGCTAGAAAAGCCGCTTAACTAAAGTAATTGATCTTCTTTTTGATCGTCTTTTACCTAGTTCAGTCATACTAACAGTAGGACCGTGTAAAATAGCTAAGCTTTTGTTATTGAAGGTTCTTATGTAGGGTTTAAATACTGCCCATTCTTCTTTTAAAAAGATGTTAATGGGCAACATTCTGTTTGATTCCCACCACCATATATCTCCTAGTTCTAAGAACTTTTCTTTAAGTTCTGTTTCCACTATAGAACCATAATCATAAATGGTAGTTACTATATCATCTCTGTTTTGCACAATACCAACATAGTCTTGGCTGGCATAATGGCACACTGTTATAAACGGGTGACTATCACTTAATTTCTTGAAAAAATCTTCTGAACTCATGTGTAATATTTATACCCGTTTCAAAACAAATAAATTTAATTAGACTAAATAGTTAAAATAAAGGTAACAATACAGCATGTCTTATGCCACACAAGTTTTTTATTACATACCCAGACAGATTGTTATTATCAGTACAGGTACATCAGCGAGAATTTATATGCCTCAATATAGTAAACCACTTAGCCTTCAAAAAGGCGTAGACAATCAGCTACAGTTTCAATTTCTAAACAGCGAACAAAAACCAGTTGATATCACTGGCAAGTCCATTACTTGTCGTATTATAAGTTACGACGGTACTGAAGTACTTATAAAGAAAGCATTAACATTATTATTGCCAGTTACCGGTATAGCAGTTCTTAGACTAAATGCTGCGGAAATAGAAGACATTCCAACACAAAAAGCTTATTACAGCTTAGAAATTCCTGTAGGAGAGTTTGATTATCCTGTATTCATTGACCAAAACATGGGTGCGCGTGGTGATCTTAATATAGTAAATTCTATATTACCTTCCTTTGTTCCTTCTGAAATCGTAACCATACCAACTGGTCAAGTTTTTCCAAATACAAATCCCAATGTAAGTTCTAATTTCACTTATTATACTAGTGTGATTAATACACAAGACAATCCTATTTTAACCATTCAGGCTCAGTACAATGAGTATGAAGGTAATATAATTATCCAAGGCTCTACATTGGTAGACAGTGATTGGTATACAATTACTACAGAAGAATATTCTAATATTTCCGAAACAAAAGGATACACAATTAATGGCTTTCATCCATTTGTAAGACTACAATTTAACAGTGATCAGGGCGAAGTAGACAACATCTTGGCAAGATAACCGCTTGATTTATTATAGAAATCTGTTATACTTAATGAATGTTTGATATTCTAACAATTATTCCCGGCAAAAGAAAAACAACGGCAAAGGGCTGGGTTTCTTTTAACTCTCCCTGTTGCCATTATCGTGGTCACAAGCCCGATAAAAGAATGCGCGGTGGATTAATAAAAGACAACTACAATTTTACATACAGTTGTTTCAATTGCCACTTTAAATGTAGGTTTGAGTTAGGTAAGCCGCTGTCAGCGAACACTAAATTATTTTTAAAATGGTGCGGTGCAGATGAAGGTTTAATTACAAAAATAGGCTTAGAAAGTTTACAGAACAAAGATATCTTAGACTATATTACACCCACAGTAAGAAATATATCTATCAATTTTAAAGAAAAAGAACTTCCTGACAATAGTGAAGCATTAGATATTAATAATCCAAAACATCATAGATTTATTGAATACATAGAAAACAGAAAAATAAATTATGATGAATATCCCTTTTTAGTCACTACAAATGAGATTGGAAGAAACTCAAACAGAGTTATTATTCCCTTTACATACAAAGGAAAGATTGTTGGTAATACTAGTAGATTTTTAGACGATAGAAAACCAAAGTATCTTAATGATCAACCTACTGGTTACTTATTTGGTTACGATTTTCAAAAACTTGAATGGTCTATTTGTATTGTTGTTGAAGGTATCTTTGATGCACTAAGCATAGACGCTTGTGCTTTGGGTACTAGTACGATCAGTTTAGAACAACAAGAATTACTAAGAAGATTAAACAGAACAATTATTGTAGTCCCCGATCAAGACAAAACAGGCTTAGACTTAATAGACCAAGCACTAGAATTGGGGTATCAAGTAAGCTTACCTGAGTGGGGATTAAATGATAAAAGAGAACCTATCAAAGACGTAAATGAAGCAGTTATAAAATATGGTCGTTTACCTACATTACTAAGTATCATACAATCAGCGACAATGAGCAGAATAAAATTAGAATTGAGGAGAAAACGGATTGCTAAAAGAGTTTAATACAGAAGTACAAATATTATTTTTAAGAATGATGGTTACAAATTCAGACCTCTATACAAGAGTAATGAATATAATGAATCCACAAAACTTTGACAGAAACACAAGACCTGTAGCAGAGTTTATGGTAGAACACGCACACAAGTATCATATCTTACCTGATCCAGTGCAAATCAAAGCAGCAACCGGAGTAGAAATTGAACGCATAGCTGACTTAGACAGTCAAGGTCATACAGAATTCTTTTTAGCAGAATTTGAAAACTTTACTAAAAGACAAGAACTAGAACGAGCAATATTAAAAGCAGCCGAACTTTTAGAAAAGGGCGAATATGACCCAGTTGAAAAGCTAATCAAAGATGCGGTACAAATATCACTTCAACGAGATATGGGTACAAATTACTTTGGTGACCCTAAAGAACGATTAAACAAATACTTTAATCAAGGAGGACAAGTAAGCACAGGTTGGCCCCAACTTGATAAGATTATGTATGGTGGTATGTCTCGCGGTGAGTTAAACATATTTGCGGGAGGATCAGGTAGTGGTAAAAGTTTGGTAATGATGAACATAGCTTTAAACTTTTTAAGTCAAGGATTAAGTGGTGTTTATATTACACTTGAACTGTCGGAAGAACTAACAGCACTAAGAACCGATGCTATGTTAACTAGCATGAGTACAAAAGATATTAGAAAGGACTTAGACACAGTAGAACTAAAAGTAAAAATGGCTGCTAAAAAGTCAGGACAATATCGTGTTAAGGGATTACCCGCACAAAGTAATGTAAACGTAATCAGAAGTTATATCAAAGAAGTACAGATACAAACAGGAATGCCAGTAGACTTTGTAATGATTGACTATTTGGATCTAGTAATGCCTGTTTCTGTAAAAGTAAACCCCAATGATCAGTTTATCAAAGACAAGTATGTAAGTGAAGAGTTAAGAAACTTAGCAAAAGAATTAGGTGTATTAATGGTAACTGCTTCTCAGCTAAACAGAACGGCTGTAGATGAAATTGAGTTTGATCATAGTCATATCGCTGGTGGTATTTCTAAGATTAACACTGCTGACTATGTGTTTGGTATCTTTACTAGCAGAAGTATGAAAGAACGCGGCAAGTATCAAATTCAGTGTATGAAATCGCGTAGTTCTACTGGTGTAGGTCAGAAAATTGATCTTGAATATAACATTGATACTATGCGAATTACAGACGAAGGTGGTGATGAAAATTCTGGTCATCGTCAATCTGCTACTGATATTATGAGCAAAATTAAACCAATGAGTACTATGTCTTCATCTAATGAAACATTAGATACTAGCACGGGTGAAGTTTATCAATCTGAGAAAAAGATAATAGCAGATGTTCAGGGATCTAAGTTAAGAAGTATGTTAAGCTCCTTAAAGAATAATTAATCTAAGATAAATATAATAAAGGTTTCATCGTATGCAAAAGAAAACACGCAGTCTTTTAGAAGAATTAGAAAGCATTGGTAACAATAAAGATGTTAATCATCTTATTGAGAACCGTGCCAATAATGTCATTACTAGTGCTATCAATCTTTTAGAATTGATGAAAAAACACTATTCACCTGAAAAAGCTGAACTTCTAGAAAGAAAACTGTTAAGTGCGATCAAAGGCAGAGACCAAGATAGATTTTCCAAATCTTTAAGGAAAAAAGATGATTAGACTATTTGAAGGCGGCAATATTTTCAAAGATGAACAAGGCATTCCTGTTACTCGCCGCATCAATAAAAACGAAATCCCTGATACTATTAGCTGGTTAGAAAAGCTAACTGGTTTAGATTTAACTAAAGAAAAAGCTAAAGATGGATTACCCGTTAAATGGTTAGGTTCCACAGGCAGAAAAGAATCTTCAGGTGATTTGGACTTAGCTGTTAACAGTCAAGAAATTTCTAAAGCTGAATTAGAATCACAATTAAAAAATTGGGCTACTCAGCAAGGTTTAAATCCAAAAGAATGGGTTGCTAAGTCAGGCATATCAGTTCACTTCAAAGCTCCAATATTGGGAGATGTTAAAAACGGATTTGCACAAACAGATTTTATGTTTCTAGATAATTTTGATTGGGGTACGTTTTTACTAAGTCAGGGCCCTAGTGAATACAAAGGTATGTTTAGAGAAATTTTACTTAACAATGTAGCTAAAGGCACTATAAGTTCTGAATATCCTCAAGGGTTTAGGGTAAGTATGAAAGGTTTCGCGGACAGAGCTACTAACGAAGTTATTACATTTGATATTGATACTATTGCTAAAACTTTATTTGGACCAACTGGCTCTAAAGAAGATATGATGTCAGTAGAAAATATCTATAAGAAGTTAGCTAACGATCCTAACAAAGAAAAGAAAGTAAGCGAATTTGAAGAGTACGCTAGATCGCAAGGCGTAACTCCTCCGGGAACTAAAGTACAAGAAAGTTTGTCAGATATCATGGCAAGATTTCGTAGTATTGTAATAGAAAATTCAGTAATTTTAAGTGAAGCAGCACCCAGTCCTAGAATACCCCATCCTGAAGACGCAATCTTTGATGGTAGTAGTGAAGCAAACAAATACTTAGAAGCACTCAAGCAAGCATCTGCTAACCCTGATACAGGTAGTATTAAATGGGATGGTGGTATAGCACTTTACTTTGGTAGACTACCAAATGGAACATTTGTAGTAACAGACAAGTATATGCCAAACAAAGGCGTGTATCCTACAAGTCCTCAAGAATGGATAGAATATGATAAAAATCGCGGGGCTGATAGAAGTGACTTGTATAGTAAAATTAATTTAATTTGGCCTGGCTTAGAAAAAGCAGTAGGCAATACTAAAGGTTTGTTTAAAGGTGACTTAATGGCTGTAGGTAAACTACAACCTACAAATGGTTACTATATTTTTAAACCAACTACAGTAGAATATAGAGTGCCAGTAGACTCAGAATTAGGCAAGTTAATTGGTGGAAAAGTAGGGATCGTAGTAGCTCATCAATTTGATGGTGCACCTTGGAACGGTGATCCTGCTGTAAATCCTTCTAATGTAGCAATAATTACTCCAAAAGCTGGAATAAACTTTTCACTAAAAGTTCCCAAGACCTTAGTAAGCAATGCCGAACAAACTTTAGCAAAATACGGCAACAGCGCAGATGATTTCTTGAATGGACTTTCAAATGTTGCTAAAGAAGCTATTAAAAAGTATACTAATCATAAAATAACTAAACAAACTAACGATACATTACCCGATTGGTTATCAAAGAATGTTAGTGCTAAGCAATATCAATCTTTAGTCGGTGACAACAAAGATGGATACTTAGCGCAGAAAAAAGAAGGATTAGACGCAGTTATCAAAATATGGAACGCTATTTACCGATTAAAACTAAATATAGCACAACAGTTAGAATCACAAGTTACTGGCTTTGAACAATGGACTGGTAATAAACAAGAAGGTGAAGGATTCGTGTTTCCTACTAGTGCAGGCTTAGTAAAAATTGTTAACAGAGAAGGGTTTGGAGCTGCCCATTTTAACAAATAATTCAATCTAAAACCAGTATTTTTTGCCATTTAGTATAAATATTTGTATGGAGCAGTAGGCTTCAACAAATATAAAGGAATTTTAAAAATGGCACAATTTACAAGAGTCAATGGTGACTTAAAACCAGTTCTACACATGGACAGCGCATCTTACACCAACACTGGTGTTAATGCTGCTACTTCTGCTGCTACAGTTCAGCCACAAGGTCCAAAGCTTGAGTACTTCACT